TCCTCTTCGCGGGCGCGGTCGCGGCCACGCGCGCCACCAAGGGCGCGGGCGAGCAGCCCGCGGCGCGCAACGACGCGCTCGGGCGCGTCAACGAGGTCGGCAACGACCCGAACGCGCGCACCGACGACGCGAGCCCCGACGCGATGCACCAGCGCTCCGCCGAGCGGTGGAAGCAGCCGCTGACCTTCACGCTCAGCAAGGGAGCCTGACATGTCCGTCCAGACCATCCCGTACAGCTCGACGCGAGACCAGGCCACGCCGGGCCTCGTCGCCGACATCGCGCCCAAGCGCATCCACTCGGTGATCGTCGAGAGCGCGATCGCTGCGGGCCTGCTCGTCGTGCAGGGCTCGACGACGAAGATCGAGGGCGCGCCCCCGTCGGCGCCCTCCGCAGCGGCAACCGCGATCGTCTCCACGCCCGTCGCGACCGCCCTCACGGCGCAGACCGTGAGCGGCGCGTCGCTCGACGGTGCGGTGGGCCAGGGGCTTATCTCGCCCCCGAAGAACGTCACCCTCACGCTCTCCAACCACGCCGACTTCGACGCCACCACGGCGGTCGTCACCGGCGAGGACGAGGAGGGCCAGGTCATCGAGGAGGACTTCGCGATCCCGAACGGTGGCAACGCCACCGTGACGGGCGCGAAGATCTTCGCGAAGATCACCTCGATCTACATCCCCGCGCAGAGCGGCACGGGCGGCACCCTCACGGTGGGCACGGGCGTCAAGCTCGGGGCGATCGACTCGATCGTGCACGGCGTGAGCGTCTACGACGCCTCGCGCGAGCCGGGCACCTACGCGGTGGACTCGCTGATGCCGGTGCTGCGCGAGGGCGTGGTCTGGGTCTACGCGGAGACGGCGGTGAACCCGTCGCTCCCGGTCTACGCGCGCTTCGTCGCCGCGGGCGCCGAGACCCTGGGGCGCTTCCGCTCCACGGTCGACAGCACCGACCTCGGGCGGCTGCGCGCCGCGCGCTGGCTCGACACCACCTCCGCCGAGGGCTACGCGCGCCTCGCGATCAACCTGCCGTGAAGGAGCTGAGGACCATGAAGCCCCTCTTCCGATCCATGCGCCTCGACGCCGCGGGCTGGCATCGCATGCTCGCGACCATGACCGCCGTCTCGGCGCGCTTCGACGCCAACGAGACGATGTCGTTCTCCCGCTCGCTGGAGGCGATCGACCGCGAGATCTACCGGGCGGAGTTCCCGGAGCTGCTCGCCACCAAGCTCGTGCCGATCATCCCCGGCATCCCCGCGGGCGCCGAGGAGTACACCTACCGCGCCGCGCAGGAGCTCGGGCGGGCGCGGGTGACCGCGAACCTCGCGGGGGACCACCCGCGCGTCGACGTGCTCGGCACCGAGACCAGCAGCCAGATCGTCAACGTCACGGCCGGGTACGGCTTCTCCGTGCAGGACCTGGAGCGCAGCGCGCTCACGGGCATCCCCCTGGACCGCGAGCGCGCCCTCACCGCGCGCAACGTGATCGCGGTCGGGGTGAACTCCCTCATCCTCCTCGGTGACGCCACCGTGGGCGTGAGCGGGCTCTACAAGGACTCGGGCGTGCAGATCGTGGCCGTCGCGACGGGCACCTGGTCGACGGCCACTGCCGCGCAGATGCTCGGGGACCTCCAGAAGCTGGAGCGCGAGATCATCACCGACAGCGCCGGCGTCGAGCGCCCCGACGTGCTCGTCCTGCCGCCCACGCTCTTCGCGCGGGTGTCGACGGCGAAGCTGGACTACTCCGACGAGACGGCCCTGAGCTTCTTCCTGCGCACGTCGCAGGGGATCAAGGGCGTCGAGGTCGACGCGCTGCTGGAGACGGCGGGCGCGTCGAGCGTCGCGCGCATCGTGATGTACACGCGCAACCCCACCAAGCTCGGCGCGGTGCTGCCCGTGGAGTTCGCGCAGGAGCCCCCGCAGGCGCAGGGCTTCGAGTTCGTGGTGCCCTGCCGCGCGCGCTGCGGCGGCACGGTGATCCGCTACCCCGGCTCCGCCGGGTACATGGACGGGTGCTGAGATGATCGAGGCGATCAACAAGGCCAAGGCCAAGGTCTGCGGCATCGCCGCGGGCAGCGTCGGCAAGGTCGACGAGACGAACCCCACCGTGAAGGCCGCGCTCGCTGCGGGCCTGATCGTGGACGTGGAGGTCGAGCGCAAGCGCCTCGCGGTGGCCCTCGGCGGGCCCTCCGTCGAGGACCTCCAGGCGCGCATCCGCGAGCTGGAGGCCCTGGCCGCGAAGCCCGAGGCCGCGGCGCAGAAGGCCGCGGGGAAGGCGAAGGGCTGATCCGATGGCGTGGACCGCTTCGACGTTCAAGGTCCGATTCGCGGCGTTCGCGCCGAAGTCGGACGCGCTCGTCGAGGCGGTCCTCGCCGAGGCCGCGGCGGAGGTCGATGAGCGCGTCTACGGCGCGTCCTACGACCACGCCGTGGGCCTGCTCGCGGCCCACAAGCTCGCGGTCGACCCCTACGGGCAGACCGCGCGGCAGGAGGGCACCAACAAGTCCTCCACCACCTACGGCGACGAGTTCGATCGGCTCACGCGCAAGCGCGCGGGCGGACCCTGGGTGACCGGGTACACGCCGGGGGACACGCTGACGTGAGCACCGTGCGCGACACCGACCGGGGCGCGAAGGCGCTGGTGGCGCGGCTGCGTGCGCTGCGAGTGTCGAGCGCCGCGGTGCGCGTGGGGATCCTCTCCGACCAGCCCAAGCGCCAGCGCGACGGGGGAGGCGGCGGGAAGGAGCCCTACTCCCTCGTCGAGGTCGCCGCCGTGCATGAGTTCGGGGCTCCTGCCGCGGGGATCCCGCGGCGGTCGTTCATCCGCGCGACGATCGACGAGAAGCGCGCCGAGGTCGAGCGCCTGGAGCGCGCGCTGCTCGCGCAGGTCGTCGAGGGGAAGATCGAGCTGCGCCAGGCGCTGGACCTCATGGGCGCGAAGGTCGCCGGCTGGATCCAGACGCGCATCGCCGATGGGATCGCCCCGCCCAACGCCGCGAGCACGGTCCGCCGCAAGAAGAGCTCGAAGCCGCTGGTCGACACCGGGCAGCTCCGGAGCGCGGTCACCTGGGTCGTGGAGGGATAGCGTGGACCTCGCGGTGATCGAGCCGGGGCTCCTCGCGTGGCTGGCGGCGCTCACGGGCGTCGAGGCGTCGTGCGTCATGAAGGCCAACGCCGCGCGCCCGGTGCACAACGGATCGCTCGTGTTGATGTCGTGGCTCTCCAGCGTGGGCGTCGGGATCGACACGACCTCGTGGGAGTACGACGCGGACGCCGCGACCGCGCTGGAGGAGATGACCCCGAGCGTCACCGGGGAGCGCCGCGCGGTGCTCCAGGTCGACATCGAGGTCTACGACCAGCGCGCGGGGTACGACGCCTCGCGCGTCGCGCAGCGCGTGGTGGATCGCGCCCGCGCGCCGAGCTCGCTGACAGCGCTCGCCGCGCTGAACCTCGGGCTCGCCGGCGTGAGCGACGCGCGACGCACGGACTACCCCGCGGACGGCCGGATGGTCGCGCGGGCCACCGTGGAGGTGAGCCTCAACGCCACCTCCCTCTACACCGACACCGCCGGGCAGACGGCACCGATTGAGAGCGTCACGATCGGCGCGACGGTGACCGGCTCGTCGGGCTCTGCACTCCCGAACTCCGTGGACGGAGGAGGCACCTTCGATGGCCCTTGAAGACATTGTCGACGTCACGATCACGCGCGAGTCGAGCGCCGTCACGGAGCAGGGCTTCAGCACGCCGCTGATCCTCGCGTACCACACGCGCTGGACCTCCGACCGCGTGCGCTCCTACGCCTCCCTCTCGGAGATGGTGGACGACGGGTTCACCCCCGACGACGCCGCGTACAAGATCGCGGCGGCGATCTGGGCGCAACCCAACCCGCCCGCGACGGTGAAGGTCGGTCGGCGGGAGAACGCCTTCACGCAGACCGTGCGGCTCACGCCCGAGGCATCGAACTCCACGCCCTACACCGTGGAGCTCGATGGGCTGGAGGCGAGCTACACCAGCGACGCCACGGCCACCGTCGCGGAGATCTGCACGGGCCTGGTCGCCGCGCTCGCGGCCCTCGCGGACGTGGACGCGATCCTCGCCACGGGCGGGGCCTCCTCGGCGTCGCCGCAGACGCTCTCGGGCGCGAGTCTCGACGGCGTCCTGGGCTACCGGGCGCTCTCGCCCTCGCGGCGCATCACGCTCGTCCTGTCGTCGCACGCGGACTGGGACGAGACCACGGCGGTCATCACCGGGAAGGACGCCAACGGGGACACGATCACCGAGAACCTCACGATCCCGAACGGCGGCAACACCACGCTCACCACGACCAAGCTCTTCGCGCGGGTCACGAGCGTCACGATCCCCGCGCAGAGCGGCACGGGGGGCACCTTCACCGTGGGCGTGGCCGCGCCGATGACCGCGGCCGACGACACCACGCACGTCACGCTCACGGCCCCCACCGGGCTCGTCGTCGGCATCGAGGTCACCGCGGGGGACCTGATCGTCGAGGACCGCACCTCGAACCCCGGGCTCGCGGCGGACCTCACTGCGATCCGCGGCGAGGACGACGACTTCTACGCGCTGCTCCTCGACTCGAACTCCTCGGCGGAGATCCTCGCCCTCGCGGCGATCGTCGAGGCGCTCGCGGCGAAGAAGCTGCTGGTGGCGCAGAGTGCGGACAGCGCGTGCCTCGACGCCGACAGCATCACCGACGTGATGTACCTCGCGAACGACCGCACGTACTTCCGCACGGCGATCATCTACCACCCGACCATCGGCCTGAACTTCGCCGCGGCGGCGTGGATCGGCAACGCCCTCGCGTACGACCCCGGCACGGTGAACTGGAAGTTCCGCGAGCTCGCCGGAATCGCGAGCTACGCCCTCACCAGCGCGGACCGCAGCGCGATCCTGGCAAAGCGCGGCAACCTGATCGAGACCGTCGCGGGCCGGTCCATCACCTGCGACGGCAAGGTCGCCGGGAACGAGTGGATCGACGTGATCCACGGCCTCGACTGGCACCACGCGCGCGTGGGCGAGCGCCTCTTCGGCGTCTTCGTCGCCGCGGCCTCGGCGAAAATCCCCTTCACCGACAAGGGCATCGATCGCCTGCACACGGAGCTGCGCGCGCAGATGACCGAGGCGGAGCGGGTGGGCATCTTCGCCGCCGGGTGGACCACCAGCGCCCCGCGGGCGTCGAGCCTCACGAGCGCGCAGCGCGCGTCGCGCACGCTCCCGAGCGTCACCTTCGCCGCGACCCTCGCGGGCGCGATCAACGCCGTCAACGTCACCGGGACCGTCGCGGCCTGAGCCGCTGGGAGCTGAGACATGGCTGACCTTCCGAGCACGTACAGCCCCGACGAGGTGATGATCTCGTTCTGCGGGCAGGACATCACCGGCGGCATGGGCGACGGGGACTTCATCTCCGTGGAGCCCGCCGCCGAGGAGTACACGACGAAGACCGGCGCGGACGGGTCCAAGGCCCGCGCGAAGAACCTCGACCGGGGCGCCGTGGCGAAGATCACGACGCTCGCCACGGGCACCGCGAACGCCATCCTGCACGCGCTGCTCGCGGCCGACGCCGCGGGGCCCTTCTCGATGCGCGACCTCAACGGATCGGCGCTCGTGGAGGCGCCGATGGCGTGGATCCGCAAGCGCCCCACCGTCGCGCGCGGCAAGGAGGTCGGCACGCAGGAGTGGGAGATCGAGCTCGCGGAGGCGACGTGGACCCTCGCGGGCGCCTCCCCCACCATCGCGACGGGGCTGTGAGGTGAGCGATGCGCGAAGCTGAGTGCCGAAGCATCGACGGGCGCGAGTACGAGATCCGCCCCCTGAACACCAGCGCCATGCTGAAGCTGATGGGTCGCCTGGTGCGCCTCGTCGGCCCCTCCGTCGGGAGCCTCGACAGCCCGGCGCAGCTTGCGGACGCGGCGCAGGTCGGGCGCCTGCTCGCGGAGCTCGCGGAGCGGATCGACGACGCGGAGGTCCTCGCGGTGTGCATGACCCTCGCGGAGTCCACGCAGGTCCTCGACGGCGACAAGAAGCTCCCGCTCGCCGGGAAGCAGGGCGCGCAGTGGGAGCTTCACTTCCAGGGTGATCCGGTGGGGCTGCTCAAGTGGCTCGGCACGGCGCTGGAGGTGAACCTCGGCCCTTTGGCCGCATGGCTGGGGACGCTGACGGCGCAGCCCGTCGCAGGCGCTCCGGCCCCCGCGCCCAGGCGGTAGAGATCCACCTCCCGCCCGGGATCCCCTGGGCGGTGCATCGCGTGGCGACGTCCCGCCGCTACAGCGACTCCCTGCACACGATCCTGACGGAGTGGTCGCTCGCGGACGTGTACGCCGCGAACGCGGTGATCGACGCGCTCGAGGACGCAGAGGCCCGCGCGCACAAGGAGGACTCCCGTGTCCGGTGAAGCACTGCGCAGCGTCTTCGCGGAGTTCGGCTTCGCGTTCGAGGACACCGAGAAGCTCTCGGCGCTGGAGAAAAAGGTCGACGCGATCGGCGCCCGGCTCAAGGGCATGGCGGGCAAGGTCGACGAGGCCACCGAGGAGACCACCGCCGCCTTCGAGGAGCACGCGTCCGCCGCGGGAGACGCCGCGAAGGCCACCGAGGACGCGGCCAAGAAGTCCAGCGACGCGACGAAGAAGGCCGCGAAAGACACCCAGGAGGCGACCAAGGGCGCCGACGACGCGGTGAGGTCCCTCGGGGACTCGATCTACCGCAACCTCGGGGAGCGCCTCGCGAAGCGGCTGGAGGTGATGTCCCCGAAGCTCCACGCGCTCGCGCAGAAGACGGGGCTCGTCGGCGCGAAGATGGAGCAGTTCGGGCGCCTCGCCACGCGCGCCACCCTCGGCGTGGTCGCGGTCCTCGGGGTCGCCACCGCCGCCGCCTTCGCGTTCGCCCGGGCCTTCTCCGCCGACGCGGAGGCGTTGCGCGAGAGCGCCGACGCCGCGCGGGTGACCGAGGTGCAGCTCCAGCAACTCTCCTTCGCGGGGGCGCGCGCGGGGGTTTCGGCGGAGACGACCGCGGGCGCTCTGAACACCCTCGGCGAAGGCCTGCGCGCGATCGAGGCCCGCACGGGCGGGCCCACCAACGCGCTCTGGCGCCTCGGGGTGCGGGCGCGCAACGCCAACGGCACGATGCGGGACACCCAGGACGTCCTTTTCGACGTGGCCGACCGCTTCGAGAAGGTGCACTCCCCCATCCACCGGGCGCGGCTGGCACAGGAGCTGTTCGGTTCGTCCGGTCGCCGGATGCTGGAGGTCCTGCGCGGCGGGTCCGCGGCGCTGCGAGAGGCGCGGGCGGACTTCGCCGCGCTGGGCGGCGGGGTGCTGCCCGAGGCCAGCGCAGAGGCGCGGCGGTTCGAGCTCGCGCAGCGGCGGATGGGGGTCGCCCTCGACAGCGTGCGCAGCGTGATCGCGGTGTCACTGCTCCCGCCGCTCACGTGGCTGACCAACCGCGCGGCGGAGCTCACCGGGTGGTGGTCTCGCATGACCCGCGGGACGCAGGTGGTGCGGGTCGCGCTCACGGCTCTCGCGGTCGCCGGCGCCGCCGCCGCGGGCGTGCTCGTCGTCGCCTGGGCCCCGGTTCTCCTGCCGATCGCGAAGGCCGCAGTGGTGCTCGCGGGGCTGGTGCTGATCTTCGATGACCTCGCGACCTTCATTCAGGGCGGGGACTCCGCGCTCGGGCGGTTCATTGACCACCTCTTCGGCCCCGGCGCGGCGCGCTCGACGCTGGAGTGGCTGCGCGCCACGTGGGAGGCCATCGCCGACGCGATCGAGCGCGCGAAGGCGGCTCTCGACGCGTATACGAACGACACGCCGATCGACGAGCTCAACCGGCGCGCGACGGCGCGGAGACAGCGCAACGCCGCGCCGCAGGACACCCGCACGCCCGAACAGAGGGAGGCGGACGCGCGCGCGTACGAGGAGTTCACGCGGCGCCAGAACGCGCGGCGTCCGGGCGCCCCTGCCCCCGCGGCGCCACCCGCAGTCCCGACGACCCCTCGCGAGGTGCCCCGGTGGGCGCAGGCGCTGGGGCTCGCGGGGCTGGCTCCAGGCGCCGTGCAGGCGCCGCGCGCGACGGTTCGAGGCAGCACGCGCACGGTGACCGACAACCGGCGCACCACCAACCACTTCACGATCACCGGCGCGACCGATCCGCGCGGCGTCGCGGCGGAGGTGCAGCGCCTCCTCGACGAGCGCCAGCGCCGCCAGCGCGACGCGGAGCACCCCCAGGACGCGGAGGACTGAGCCATGCCGTTGCTGGAGTACGAGAGCGCGGGCGGGTACCTCGGGATCGACTTCGACGTCGTCGAGAAGGAGGGCTACGAGGGCACCGCGGAGACCACCGAGCACGCGGTCGAGTCCGGAGTGGTCGTCTCCGATCACCTGAAGCGCAACCCGGACACGATCTCGCTGGAGGCGTTCGTCACCAACGCCCCGGTGGTGGTCCCGCGCAGCCACATGGACGGCGCCACCGGGCGCGTGCAGCCCGCGACGCTCACGGTCAACGGCAAGCCCCTCAAGGCGAGCGTGCTGACCTTCAGCGGCCCCTTCGACCGGGTGCGCGCCGTCGACGAGGCGCTCCGGGCGCTCCTGGGGACGAGCGTGCTGCGATACACCGGCACGCTGCGCACGGTGGAGGACCTCGTCCTCACGCGCTACCGGGTGGACCGCGACGTCTCGACGGGCGACGCGCTGCCGATCGTGCTGGAGCTCAGGAAGATCCGCCGCGCGAGCATCCAGCGCGTGGCCGCGCCCGCACAGCGACGCGGCCAGCCGGTGGTGAACAGGGGCGAGCAACCTGCGGCGCCGAACGCGTCGCTCGCGGCGAACCTTCTCGACTGGGCAGGGGGTCGGTGATGGCAGTCCTGGTGGTACCGACGGCGCCCGACGGGCAGGCGACGTGGTCGCAGCGCACCTCGCTCGAAGGGCGGGACTACGTGCTGACCTTCCGCTGGTCGCAGCGCGCGGGGCGGTGGTCTGTCGACGTAGCCGACCAGGACGGCGACATGATCGCCGCGGGCCGCGTGCTCGTACCGTCCCGGCGCGTGCTGCGCGGCGTGCGGGACACGCGCCTCCCTGCGGGAGACCTCGTGCTGATCGACCAGCGCAGCACGCGGGAAGGGCTCGACGACCCGACCTTCACGTCCCTCGGCGAGCGCCACGTGCTGGCCTACGTGGACGGCGACGACCTCGACGAGCTCGTGGCGGTGATCTCGTGAACCTCTTCCGCCGCGCGTGGCGCCTCCAGGTGGGGACCTTCGCGTCCACTGACATTGACCTCGCCTTCAAGGTCTCTCGCTCGACAGCGGCGCGGCCAGGCACCTGCGAGGTGACCATCTACGGGCTCACCGAGGCGCACCGCCAGGAGATCCTCCGAATGCCTCGTCGCCGCGCCTTCGGGAGCGCGGCGGGGGGGCGCAGCGCGGGCACTGTCGTCGAGCTCTCCGCGGGCTACGAGGAGGAGCGCCCGGTGATCTTCCGCGGGGACCTGCGGCGCGTGATGCAGAAGCGCGAGCACCCGGAGTGGATGGTCGAACTCACCGCCGGCGATGGGGAGTTCGCGATCCGCAACGCCAGGGTGCGGCGCGCCTTCGCTGCGGACACCTCCCTCTCCGACGTGATCCGGGCGCTCGCGGGGGCAATGGGCGTGGGCGTCGGCAACGTCGACGACGTCGCGTCGGCGGCGCAGCTCGGGAACGTGGGCGGGCTCTTCGTGGGCGGGCACGTCGCGCACGGGCAGGCGGCGGACCACCTCACGCGCCTCTGCCGCAGCGCGGGGATGGAGTGGTCCATCCAGGGCGGCGTGCTCCAGCTCCTGCCGCGCGGGCAGGCGCTCCAGCGCACCGCGATCCTGCTCTCCCCTGACACCGGGCTCGTCGGGAGCCCCGAGAAGAACGGCCGGCACAAGGCCAAGGCCAACTGCCTGTTGATCCCGGGCCTCGCGCCGGGGTGCCTCGTGGAGCTGCGCTCCTCGGTGCTCTCGGGCACCTACCGCTGCGGCCAGGTCGACCTCGCGGGCGACACGCGCGGCAACGAGTGGGGCGCCTCCCTCGACCTCACCAGCCTCGCCTTCTACGAGTCACGGAGGCTCTTTCGATGACAGGGTGGGACCGCCTCATTGAACCGACGCAGGAGGAACTCATCCGCGCGTGGATCGAGCACCACCTGAGCGACGTGCACACCGCCCTCCCGGCGCGCGTGCAGAGCTACGACGCCGCGACGCAGACCGCGGACCTCGTGCCGCTGGTGCGCCACCCCGTCGCGCACGGAGACGGGAGCGTCGAGCACGAGGACCTCCCGGTCCTGCCTTCGGTGCCGGTGCTCTGGCCGCGCACCGCGGACCACTTCATCGCGTTCGCGCTCGCGCCCGGGGACATGGTCCTCGTGGTGTTCTGCGAGGGCGCCATCGGGCACTGGCGCGCGGGCTCGGGGGACATCACCGACCCCGGCGACCTCCAGCGGCACTCGCTCTCGCACGGCGTCGCGATCCCAGGGCTGTTCCATCGCGGGGCGAAGCTCACCAACGCGCCCGCAGGATCGGGCACGAACGGCGCGCTCCAGACCGGCGATCCCGTGCTCGTGATCGGCTCCGACGGGTCCGGCGTGCGCATCGCGATCAAGGTCGGCGGCTCGCTCGACATCACCCTCGCGGGGACGGTGGTGGCGAGCTTCGACGCGACGACGGGCGTGTGGTCCTTCGGCGGCGCGGGCGCGAAGCTCGTGGCCCTCGCGGAGTACGTGGACGCGCGCCTCACGTCGATCCGCGAGGCGTTCAACGCGCACACGCACGCGGAAACGGGCGGCACCACGGGCGTTCCGAACACGTTGATCGGCGCGCTCGCCAGCGTCGCCGCGTCGAAGCTCAAGGGGCTTTAGCAGGGGCCG